GGAAATGGCACTAGTTTTGGACCGTATATGTCTGCAAGTGCGGGACACGGCGCCAATAGACAAAATCAACACTCGGGTGGTGTTAGCGGTAACGGCTCCGGTGGTAACTTAAATATTCACCAAGGTGGCGGTGGTTGTCATCACCACTCGTTTGGTCCGGGAGGATCTACATATTTTGGAGGTGCTGCACCGTCAGGACATCCACAAGGTGGACACTTTGCGCATAACCATCAAGGCCACAGCGCACCAGGAACAGGCGGCACAGGCGGGTATTTCCATGGACATAGAGGTTCAGATGGAAGACCTGGTATTGTAGTCGTTGAAGAATATAAATAAAGGACAACAGGAGTATATATTATGAAAAAAGCACTAATTGGTTATCAAGGTTGGGTACAAGATATTAGAAACCCAGGCGAAGAGTTTGAAATCTATAACGGACCAGATGCAAAAATGCAGTGGATTAATGCGCCAGACGAAATTACATTAGACTGGACATTAGAATGGTCACCACAGAATCAAAGAATGATTTGGGTTGAAAGAGATGGCCCATATACACAAGATTCAGAAGCACGTAGAGTTGCTTATGGAGAAGTTGGCGAACAACTTGATATGTTATATCACGAAATACAAGAAAGTGGTACAATTTCAGCAAGTGGTCCTTGGGCTTCGCATATTGCTACAGTTAAAACAATGATTCCATCACCTCCAGCGCCAATTCTTATTACAGAAGAAGAAGCAATGGTTAGACGTAATACAATGGAACCAGGTAATGATAGTCCTTGTAATTCAAGCACAGAAGATATGCCGTGCTGGAAAAGATACGAAGGTTGGACTGATCGTTCAAACGAAGTAGTTTAAACTTAGTTACATACTCCAATATTAAAGGGCTCTTCGGAGCCTTTTTTTATTTACTCCACTTCAGATTCTAACTAAATAATAGTAGCATATAATACACCAAAGGATTTATAATGAAAATTAAAACAGTAACAATTGTAGGCGGCGGTTCATCAGGATGGATGACAGCAGCAGCACTAGCTAAATGTTGCCCACATTTAGATATAACTCTAATTGAATCCAAGTCTATTGGCACAGTTGGCGTTGGTGAAAGTACCCTCGGGCATATCAACAGATACATGCGTTTACTTGATCTTAAAGACGAAGATTGGATGGCAGCATGTAATGCTACATATAAAAATTCAATTCAATTTACAAACTTCAGAGAAGGCAACGGCGAAGTATTTCAATACCCGTTTAGTGACGGACTTGATATGACTGATAAGCCTAGTGGGCCAGACAACTGGAAACAACTAGCTGCATTACGTCCTGAAGAATACGGTCCTGAAGAATATGCTAGATTTTTCTGTACAGGTAACACGCTACTAGCAGAGCATAACAAGCAAACTAAAAATGAAAATGGCGTATTAAGAAACTTTGATTACGATAACGATACTGCATATCATATGGATGCACAGTTGTTTGGACAATACCTAAAAGATAACATTGCAATTCCTTTAGGTGTAAAACACATGTACGGAGAAGTACATTCGCACATGAAAGATAATACTAATACATACATTACTCAAATTTTATGTGCTGACGGAACTATCCTTAAAGCAGACTTGTTTGTTGACTGTACCGGCTTTGCCTCAATTTTATTAGAACAATGGATGGGCTCACATTTTAGAAGTTTTGAAAACCATTTAGCAAATGACAAGGCTTGGGCATGTAGACTTCCTTATACTAATAGAGAAGAGCAAATGCACAATGTAACTGATTGTTTTGCACTTGGCAACGGCTGGGTGTGGAATATTCCTTTATGGAATAGAATTGGTACTGGGTATGTGTACTCTAGTAGATTTACTACTCCAGAAGCTGCTAAGGTTGAATTTAGAGAACATTTAGCAAAAACACACACTCCTGAAATTGCAGAAGCTGCTGAAATGTTTGAAGTTAAAATTAGACACGGACGTAGACATAGAGCGTGGAAAGGTAACGTAGTTGGTGTGGGGTTAAGTTATGGATTTGTTGAACCATTAGAATCAACAGGACTATTAACTACACATGAGAATGTTATTAAGTTGGTCGATCTATTAAATCGTAGAGACGGATTTGTATCACGCAGTGAAAAAGAAGGATTTAATTTCTCAGCTGAGTTTGACGTAATTAAGTTTAGAGATTTTGTTTCGCAACATTATGCAATGTCGATGCGTGAAGATACTCCGTACTGGCGTTGGTGTACTGAACTTAACGAATATTCTCCAGAGATGCATGCCGATGAAATGCAAAAACATGGCCAATGGGCTAATATGTTTGGAAACATTATAGGCGCACATAGTTATGAGCCAAGTCATGTTGGTAATAACATGATTGCAGCAGGTATGGGATTACGTCCAACTGGAACACCGTCACTATTAACAGCTAGTAATAGACAATTAGTACAACTTCAAGAAGAAGTAGGTGCAGTTGATAGAATGTATCAGCAGTATAAAAACTTTGTTATAGAGCACATTAAAGATCTTCCAACGCATTATCAATTCTTACTAGAAAATATATACGGTGGTAACGATGAGCATAAACTTGATTAAAAATATAAAGAACTTTTTTAAAAAAAAGAAGTCTTATATTCGATTTTATAGTGTATACCCGGGTGTAATGGATTTGTTTCCCCCTGTAAAGGCATTGTCAATAGTGAGATCATTTACTAAAGATGTGCCGCCTCCAGGGATGCTTCCTGTAGCTAAGTGTCCTGGCATACGTAAAATTGCAACTACGGGATGGATCATTACTGCCCCAGCTGATTTTAAAATTAGAACAAACGGTGACGGCGCCTCATTTGAATGGGCAGAACCGATGCAGTTTGGTAAGGGTATGCCGGGTACTGAATCTTATATTGCATCGCATGACAAAGCTCAAACAATGCCAATATTAGATGATCCATCTGATACGTTACACACTACAATCAAAATTGAAACTCCTTGGAGAATTGAAGCTTCAAATGATATGATGCTACTGCAACTACCTGTAACATATAACAACGAATCGAGGTTTACAGCAGCACACGGACTATTAGATCCTATGCAGTCTCATGTAATAAATGTTCAACTGTTTTGGAAAGTGCTTGAAGGCGAAACGTTGATACGTGCAGGAACACCATTAGCACAATACATTCCTGTGAAAAAACAGGACTTGCTTTATAGTGCATATGATGCTATAATTGAAGAGCCAACAGAGAATGACCATAAGCGAGAAGCTGCTTATAACTATGCAGCTAATTGCGTAATACTAGAGCACGATCATTTAGGTTCAAGATTACAAAGAGCCTCTAAGATTCTAAATAAGTATAAACACAAAGGATGACAAATATGGAAAACAATTATATTAAAAAATTAACTGCTGTTAAGGTACAATTAACAGCTAGTCTTGAAACACAGAATGCCGAACTTGAAAAGTTAGAAAAAGAATTTGCAGATTTAAAACTTAATCCTTACGGTATCACTTCTATTGATTTTGCAAAACGTCAAGAACTTTCTGTTGATACATTAAAAATGGAAGGAACACTTATGGGTATTGATCTAGCTTTAGAGACCTATGAGGAAGAGCATGGTAAGTCAGATTAATGAAGGAGGAGTACATCTCTTTCCGCCTTATATATGGAAGTATACTTACGACTTTCCTTTAGATACATTACAAAAATCTATTGACGAAGTTTTTGATGCTGTTAAGCACAACTCAGCTTTAGAAAAGGGCAATGCTTTATCAACAGTAGCGAACCCCGAATGGCAAAAGCCGCATACATGGGAAGAACTTGGCGACTTCCAAGAATGGCTAGGTAATAAGCTAACAGGCATTAAAGAAGAATTAAATTTTTACAACCGACACTCAGAAGTAATTGGATCTTGGTTTAATAGACATTATAAATCCGGTTATACTGAAGAACACCATCATAACTATAGCACATTCGTTGCTAGTTGCTATCTAAAATGTCCGCCTAACAGTGGAAATATTGTATTTAGAAATCCGTTAGAGTACCACATGTGCAACTTTCCAATAGTTAATGAAACGCAAACATTGAGCGAAGTAGAATGTAAAACAGGAGATGTTATTATCTTTCCAGGCTGGCTTAAACATTTTGTTACACCTAACAATACAGACCAAGAAAGAATTGTAATGACAATTAATATTAAATGATGGATTTTAAGATTTGTTACCCTGATGCAAACACTATAGACAAAGTGTTAAAAGTAAAGTCATTAAATGACTTTGCTACAGAATATGTTGACTTAGGTCAAGGCATTGGGTATTGGATTGCAGACAATCCGTTTTATAATGACGGCTTTGAAATATTTAAAAACTTAGTAAAATGTTTTCCTATTGTTAAAGATAACAGTGCAGAAGGTAACATGGATCCTAATCCGTTTGATACTATACATTTACCAGACTGGGTATACAAAAACATTTGCTTTTTAATTAGAGATTTTTATCTTAAAAATGTTGAAGATACTATGTATGATCCTCAAATACATGAATGGGGCAACATCTATTTTAAAGATAGGGCAAAACCAATTACTTGTTATAGACTTCCGCATGTAGATTATCCTAAAGGATTAGTTGCTAATTTATGGTTTACTAATCACTTAATTGAGGATTCAAATACAAAACTATACAAGTATCATGGCGAAGTAAAAAACTGTGTATACGACTTTCAACTTGATACAACACATCCTTTGTTTGAAGCATGGAGAGAATTAGCACAGTCACCTAAGCGTTCCAGCACGTGGTTTAACATGACAGATGACGAATTGAGTAAATGGGGATTTGAATGTATGGGTGCTGCACCTTCAATTGAAGGAAAAATGACTATGTATAAAGCAGACATTAGCCATGCCGCAATTGTTTCGCCTAGTGTTGATTTTAGATGGAGCCATACATTTGCATTTTCAGATGATTTTGCTCCAGCAATGAGAATGGGAGATATTATACCACAATGATGCAAATGGATTTATACTTTCCAACCCCTGTATGGTGGGAACAAACAGACTTAGACAACACAGAAATGGTAAAGCTATGCTATGAATTACTTGATGTTGATACTGATGGTAGAAAATTAAGTAATCAAGGAGGTTGGCAGTCAAAAGATTTTAGACCAGATTTATATGATGTAATGAAACCGTTATATGATAAGATTATGGATCAGGTTGATAATTGTATACGTGATTACGGATATCATGAAGACTATTGTACACCTTTAATGGAAAACTTTTGGTTTAATATTAATAAGCAAGGCAACACAAATTCAGTACATATACATGATAACGCTTTTATATCTGGAGTATACTATGTAAAAGCAAGACCCGGGCAAGGTAACATTAATGTTTATAAAAACCATATGCAAGACTTTATTATTGCATCAGCAGCACCAATGCAGAGTTATACTCCAATTAGTGCATCTTGTATTGCATTTGAACCAACAGAAAGTAAACTAATAATGTTTCCAGGTTGGTTGCCACACGGTGTTGAAAGAAATACTATCGACGAAGATAGAATAAGTGTATCTTTCAATGTAAAACTAATAAGGACAGATGATGAACGACTTCGGACAACGAATACTTAACGAAACTAATCTGTTAGTAGATGACAAAGCTCATTACTTTGAAAAGCTACTAGACAATCCTAGTGACCTTGTTACTTGGAATGATATAGAACGTTGTGTAAATCAAACAGAGTTGTATAAGTTCGAGTTGATTGATCAAAATAGTACCAAGATAGAAATTCCACAATCTGGTAAAAACTGGATCTATGATAAAGCAGTGCAAGACAAACAATTTATTATTGATAGTGTTAACCAAGGACAGGGATTAATTTGTTTAGACTATGGGTTTTACAGTCAAAAAACAATGGAATTTTTAAGTGTGTTTGAAAACTTGTTTAGTGTACACGCTGCAATACATGTGTACTGCGGTATGAAAGATTCTAAGTCTTTTACAATACATGATGATTATCCATGTAACTTTATTATTCAAGCTGAAGGTGAAACACGTTGGAAAGTATATAAAAATAAAATTTCATACTTACATCGAACAGGATTAATGAATAATAAACTAAGCGATAAAGATTTAGAAGTTGATATTGATGTAGTATTAAAACCAGGAGATGCATTATACATTCCGTCAAGGCAGTATCATTGTGCATATCCTAAAGGAAAAAGGATATCGTTAAGTATTCCGTGTTGGCAAAAACTTCCAACAGAACCACGGGAGAATGCAGTAGACAGAAATTATTATAGGATCAACAACAATGTTTAAACCAATTGAAATACCAAATGTAATTGATAGAGAATATCAAAAACAAATACACGATGTAGTAACTGACATAACATTTGATTGGCACTTTATGGAAGATACAACATTTGAAAAGAAAGATACTTTTAATAAATCTACTCCTTCTTTTGCAAACTTAGTATATCATCCAGATAATAAAGAAAATCCTGGATTAGAGTTTTTTAAACCGTTGTTAGAAAATACGTGTGCTAAAGCTGGTTTGGAATTAGATACATTGTTACGTATGCGATTAGGATTTTTACTTAATACAAAGTATATGATGCCACATGTGAGATATCAATACAATACACCACATGTGGATTTTAATGTAGATCATTATACTGCGTGTTACTATATTAATGAATGCGATGGCGAAACAGTTATATTTCACGAAACACAAGAATCAGAAAAATATAAGGCTATGCATAAAAGTATGCCGGAACAAGGCAAAGTTGTAGTATTCAACGGAAGACATTATCATGCAAGTACATGCCCTAAGATGTTTACGAAAAGAATTGTAATGACTATGAACTTTACAGCGAGTAAAATAGATGGATAAAGAGCAATATATTAACGAACTATTAGAAAGAGATCAAGTATCATCTTCTCGTATTAGCTCATTAAATCTTAAAGATAGGTTTACATATCCTTATCTTCCAACGATGGTAATTGATAACTTTTATGAGGAACCTGATCTAGTTCGTGAATATGCTTTAGATTTAGAATTTTATAAAGGAAATAGAGGAAGCTGGCCAGGAGTAAGAACTAAGCTACTTCATGAGTTTGATCAACAAACATTAGATATATTCGGAAAGAAATTACTAGTGTATCTTAAAGATTATGGATATACAGGGTTTGACGAATTACAATCAGCATTTCATTCTACACCCGAATCGTATACTAGAGGTTGGGTACATGATGACGATCCCAAGTTAAATGTTGCTGGAGTAGTTTATTTAAACAAAGAAGCTGCAATGGGCACAGGCACTACTATATACGAAGATAAAAATGATTTTGATGGTAGCAAATACGCTCAAGCATTTATGGAAGATGTACTTGATGTTTCAGCAGAAGAAAAACAAAAGTTTAATAAATTACGAGAACAACAAGTAGCAGAATTTAAAAAAACAATAACAATGGAAAGTGTATTCAATCGTTGTATTATATTTGATACAAGGAACTGGCACAGTCCAGAGAACTTTTATGGCACCACAGTTGAAGATGCAAGACTAACCCAGGTGTTTTTTGCGAGGGCAATATGATTAAACACATTACACAGCCTATGAAAGTTATTGACAACTTTTTTGAACAACCTCAATTAGTAGTTAAACATGCTATTAAGCAAGAGTATGTTGATCAAGATAATTCATTGTTTTTAGGTACACGTTCAACAACTTTAGATATGATTGATATTGATATGTTTGAAGGCTTACTCGGAAAGTTAATTAATCATGTTGTAGGAAAAGACTTGTTTACATTTTTACATTGTGAATATCAAAAAATAAACAAAGAATCCGTTGATCAAATTAAAGTAATAGGACCTTCGTTTAATATAGCAGGCACTATATTTTTAACAACTGATCATATACCCTATAGTGGAATAAAATTTTATGATAGTGTTATGCATAATGAAACTATGTCTGTGGAAAACATGTTTAACAGATGTGTACTTTGGGATCCTCAAGTACCTTATAAAATATCAAACTTTGCAGACAATACATTAATGCTAACATTTTATGGCACAACATTACAAAGGTATCCAGGATGAATAACGATATTATAGTAATTGACAATGTTATTCCAAAAGATTATTCTGATCATATTAAAAATTTAATGACAGGATGGGAGTTTGGTTGGGTGTTTAATCAAACAATGGTATCACCCGATGCAGAACTACAGGGCGAAAGTAATCATGCAGGATTTAATCACTTCTTTTATGAAAACCAACAAGCTGCTAGTCAACACTTTAACTTCTTATATCCGCTTGTTTTAAGCGTTACTAGTGCGTCTAAGACGCCGTATAACAGGCTTATACGTATGCGGGCTAACTTGACCCTACCTAATAAAACAAGCACGTTAGACCACCATATGCCGCACATAGATAGCTTCTTTGAGCATTGGAATGCAATTTACTATGTCAACGATAGTGACGGTGACACAGTTATCTTTAATGAAACAAACGATGATTACGATGCAGGCAAAGATGATATTATGCGTATTCAATCAAATAAGTTTACAGTTAAACAACGCATTGAACCTAAGCAAGGTAGAGTAGTTGTGTTTCCAGGCAAGTATTATCATAGTAGTAGCTTTGCTAAAGATTCAAATTATAGATGTGTTATTAACATGAATTTAGATAGGGTACAGCTAACATGAGCGAATACTACTTACATGAAAGTCAATATATAATTGATAATAAGACTCAGATTTTCGATCATTTAGATAATGCACACAGGAATTTTCATAAACTATTTCCATCTAGCAACGACTCAACTTGGTCATACAATTTATATAATGTATTTGCATTAACTGCTCCTTCAACAATTTTTCACGGCATCTATAAAGAACTAGGAACATTTGTTAAAAGTCATTTAGGTAACGAACGACCATTATGGATACAAGCGTGGCTGAACTATCATAAGCATGACGAGTGTTTAACACGCCACGGTCATGAATTTGATTACCACGGGTACATTAGTATTGACCCAAAGAAAACAAATACTGTTTTTGATAATTGGACAATTGAAAACAAGCCAGGCCAAATATACTTTGGTCCTGGCAATGCAATGCATGAAGTTCAAGTGTTAGAACCGTATGAAGGATATCGTACAACTATAGGATTTGACGTACACACTATACCAAATAGTCCTTTGTATAGAAACTACGAAGAACGTCCGTTTGGAAATATGGGGTTAATGCCATTACTATGATTGAAGATTATAAAATTATTAAAGGCGCAGTATCAAAAGAACTTTGCGATTTTCTAGCATTAGAATATGAAATGATGGAAAAAGTTTGCAACGTATTGTATTCTGGTGCTGACTTGTCTGATCTTTGTGAAAACACTTTTGCAAGATACGCTCCGTTAATGTTTGAAACATTAATGGTAAAACTAAATCCTTTGGTTGCAAAAGAATGGGGCAGTGAGTTAGTACCAGTATACTCTTATGCTAGAATATACTATAAAGGTTCTGAGTTACAAAAACACTTTGATCGTCAAAGTTCAGAAGTATCAGTATCAGTAGCTATATCAAAAGAAGATATTACTTGGCCGTTTTACATTAAAAACAAAGAAGGTACTGTACACGAAATTAATTTAGAAGTTGGTGATATTGTAATTTATAGTGGACGTAGACACGAACACTGGAGAGATCCATACAAAGGTAATAAAGTAATTCAAGCATTTTTACAATATGTCAATCCCACAGGTCCGTATGCACATTTAAAATGGGATACGAAACCTGCACTAGGGTTGCCTGCTGAGTACGTTCGTCAAGAAATAAAAGACGAAGTACAGAGCGTTAAAGATATGCTGGGGTTTAAGCGATAACTAGTCGCTAACTTTTGTAGGCCCAGCAACGATTCTAGCTGGTGTGTGACGCTCTTCAAAGATTTTTGCTGCTTCTTCTTTGTTTTTTGCTTCACATGTATCTTGAGTAATTGGCGATTTGCCAGCTTCTACTCTAATAATCATTTTGTAAGTTGCCATAATATAACTCCTATATCTTTATTTATCAATATTCTGCACCCATTCGTCGATTGTCCAGAATGGAGCTACAAGTTCTTTGTAGCGGTTTACGTTAGTATTTAGCACTTGTTTGCCAATATCTAATTTATCTGCAAATGCGTGTGTAAAGTATGTACTATCAAATATATCTAATCCTTGGATAACTTGCATCCATGCAGCCGGCGAGTAACCGTTAAAAACTGGCTCAACAGGCGAGTGGCCTTTCCAAAACATTTCCCATTGTTCTAATTTTTGTTTTAGAGATTCTGGAATACGCTCTTGGTCGTGCATATGACTTAACCAAAAGTCTGTGTCGCTTCGGTTTCCTCTAAAATGTAGTGCAATGAAATCTTTAATATCGTCATATACAATTGATATTCTATGATTAAATCGTTCTTGGAATGCAGTATGATCCCTTCTATTGGGGTCCCATAAGTCTTGTAATGCAAATAAACTTTCACAAATGACTGCAATGCCGTTTGCTTCTAATGGCTCTAAAAACCCACTACTAAGACCAATTGCTATAACATTTTTATTCCAACTTGTATCCATAACACTTGGTGTATACGTAAATGATGCAACTGGCTCAATATGATCTCCACATACACTACGTGCTTCTTCTAGTGCTTGATCAGGTGTTAAGTAGTTTGGATCAAATATGTATCCGTTTCCTGATCTATGTTGTAAATTAATATTCCAGCGCCACCCGTATTTCATTGCAGTTGCATTAGTAGTTGGTGAATATTTTGGTTCGTCCCACCACGCAATTACTGACCTATGTGTAAAGTAATTAGAATAGTCATGCTCTTTAGTTTTTAGTTTTTTACCAATAAGCAGTCTTGCAAATCCAGAACAATCTATAAACCATTCTGCATTAATTTCTCGGTTGTCATCTAACACTAATGATGTTAAGTTACCATTGCTATCTTGTGTTGCATCAACATATGTGCCTTCTGTTAAATTAATATTACGTTGTAATGCAATAGATTTTAAATACGCTGCTGTTGCTCTACTTTCGTTATGCCACATTGGAATAATAGGCAATTCAGCTCTACTTGCACCAAAAGGAACTTTGTTTTCTTTAATAAAATAATTTGCGTAAAATGCATCTGCTAACGGAACATTGTTTCCTAGCAGAGTAGCTTGATATATATCTTTTTGTCTTTCGGCTACCATAATATTTTTTAATTGGCCAAGAGATACGTCTTTAACAGTTTTATTAGTATCAGTCCAGCCGTCTAACCAAGGTGCATAATCAGTTTGTAAACAATGTATGAATTCACTACCAACACCGCTCCAGTCTTTAAAGCTACCACCTAGCTTAGGAGTAGATTTTGTGTGTTTAACAAAGTCGTTAAAATCAATATCAAGCACATTTAACAGTTCAACAAATGTAGTAGTGCCGCTTTCGCCTGCAATGATAGGAGGTTTATTGGGATCTTCTACTACAGTAATCTGCATAGATGGAAACTTTTTTCTAACAACTAATGCAGTTAGCCAACCTGCAACGCCGCCACCAAGTATAACAAGATTAGAGGCTGATTGTGGTTTCAAGATATCTCTCCTTTAGTATGTTTAGTGCTTCTCTATGAGTATAAACTGTCCCTTCATTAGGACGGTCAGCAGTACCTTCATGTATAACTCTTGAAATCTGATCGTTGTGTACACTAGCAAAATTAGTGTTCCAAAAAGATTTAATAGATGCATAATCAAACATGTGTAAGCCGTGCATAACTTGTAACCAATTTAAAAAACTAAACATTGTCATAGGCTCTGCAAAATAGCTTGGACTTACAAATGTTTGCTTAAAGGTACCAAGAGTATCTTTATTGAAATCAGTTAGTTCAATATTTTGATTACACCACTTCCAAAACTCGCTGTCGTTTCTTTTAGTAACATAATGAATTTGAATAAAATCAATAATGTTAGTAGCAACTTTATTCATTCTGTTGTTAAATGTTTTTACTAATGCACTAGATGAATCTTTTCGATAGTATGCAAGTGATCCCACTAACAGAAACGTTTGCTGGATAGTTGATCCAATCGAACTTGCTTCTAATGGTTCTACAAACATAGCACTAAGACCTAATGACATACAGTTTTTAGTCCAAAATTCGTTAACATAACCAGCATTAAATTTTACATCTTTTCCAATTTCTAAATTTTTAATACCTAAAACGTTTTCGTAGTATTGTGATACTTCATCATATGCCTGCGTTTTATTAATAAAGTTATCGCTAAACACATATCCGTTACCGTATCTATCTTGTGTTGGAATTCTCCAAACCCATCCGCTACTTAATGCAGTTGCTTCTGTCCAAGAAGGTATGTCCTCAGTTCTAGCTGTTGGAAATGCAATAGCACTATTCATTGGTAATTGATGAGAACAGTCTATCCATTGTTGTCCGAGTTTAGACGAAATTACTCTATTAAAACCACTGCAATCTATAAAAAACTCGCTAGTATGTTTAGTACCTGTAGTATCAAGTAACGATTCTACATTACCTGTATTGTCTAAAATTACATCTTGTATGTCAACATCTAATACTTTAATATCTCGATTGCTGCATTCTTTAACAAGAAACTCGTTTAATTTGTGTGTATCAAAATGATACTGTGCTACTGTAGCATGTAATGGTTCAGCATGTAAACTATCTTGTGTACGTTTCCATGCAGTGTCTAAAGGGTCCCATTGTTCAGCAATCATTCTCATCCACGATACTGGCATTTCATTGTTTGGATCTAATGAACCGTATGCGGATGTTAAGCTATGAAAATAACTTTTATCATCACCATTCCAGTTAGTAAACTTAATACCAACTTTAAATGTGGCGCCTGTTTCTCTTACAAGTGTTGGCACATCAATACCGACATGCCCTAAAAAATGTTCCCAGTGTTCAGTTGATCCTTCACCTACACCAATAATTCCAATTTTAGATGAACGCAACAGTGTAAGGTTAATATGAGGGAAAGATTTTTTAATTATCATTGCAGAAACTAGTCCGCTAGTTCCGCCTCCTAATATTGTTAAAGATTGAATCATCATAGTGAGTAAGTAATCCCTTTTCCTTTAATACTGTCTACTGCTTGTCTACAAGTAAGCCATGTGCCTCCTGTAGTAGTTTGCGGAAGTTGATCTAATTGTTGTATATCCTGTGTACGATAATGACTATAACGACTTTCGTACAATTTTTTAATATTTTTTTGATCAAACATTCTTAACCCGTGCATCACTTGAATCCAATTTAAGCAATCGTATATTCTAAAACTGCCATGTGTTCCGTCTTCGGGTAACAATACTTGATTAACAAAATTAGTTTTAAACATCTCTATGTTTTCTTTATTAAAGTCTGTCATAGTAATTTCGTTATTGCACCATTGCCAAAACTTAGTATCATTGCGTTGTGTAAAGTAATGTAACTGAATAAAGTCTAATACATTAGATAAACAATCGTCAAATGTTTTGTTATATTCTTTAATGGTGCCAGTGTCGTTGCGATCCCAAGTTGCTAAAGAACCTGCTAACGCTCTTGATTGTTGAATAGTAGTTGAAATGCTACTTGCTTCTAGCGGCTCAACAAAGTTACTACTAAGCCCAATGCTTACACAATTCTTAATCCAAAACTTATTGACTTTTCCTGATACAAAGTTAATTTTTCTACCAATGTTAATTGTATCTGTAAAATGTTTTTGTATTTCGTTAACGGCTTCGTCTTCTGAAATAAATTGATCACTAAACACATATCCATTACCAAATCTATCTTGTACAGGACTGCGCCAATGCCAACCTGCATCCATTGCCTTAGATAATGTGTAAGGAGGAATTTTTTCTTCGTATGGTGTTTGGAATGCAATAGCACTATTCATTGGCAGATACTTAGACCAATCAACCCACTCTGCTCCTAGCTTAGATGCAATAACTCTTTTAAATCCGCTACTGTCAATAAAGAAATCTGCATGATGTTTTGCATTAGTTGAGTCAACAACATAATCAACAAATCCGTTTTGATCTAATACAGTATCAACTACTTCGGCATCGATTACTTTAATTCCAGCTTCAATACACCTCTTTAATAGATATGCATTTAATTTTTCACTATCAAAATGGAACTGATAATAATCTTCAAACGGTGGGCTTAACCATCCTTGCATTGGCAAGTCCCAATGTAATTCTTCAGTGCTAGTACCATCTGCAATTAAACGCATCAGTGTGTGTGCATCACCAGTATATCCGTCAGTCCATACATACGGGTCGGCCAAACTATGATAATAGCTAGTACCATCACCGTGCCAATTTTCAAATTTGATACCAATCTTAATAGTTGCGCCACATTCTTCAACAAGGTCTTTTAGCGTTATACCAACTGCTTGTGCAAATCGTTTCCAGTGTTCTGTACTACCTTCACCTACTCCGATTGTGCCAATCTTGTTAGACTTAATAAGTGTAATATCAATATTACTAATTGCTGTTTTTTGATATAATGCAGTCATGAGTCCAGCGTTTCCACCACCTAAGACTAGTAAACTTTTTATCATACGCCTTTTTCCTTGTTATGCACTTCTATATTTGCAACAGAGTCTGTTGCAAGATTGTAATTAATTGCGCCTGTGGGCATTACATTAAAACTAATAACATATCTATCTTCGTTTCCAAAATGCGGTGTTGAACTATGAAACAACCAACTAGGAAATATTACTAACTTTCCAGGAACTGCTTCTATAAAATGGTGCGGAGCGTATTCGTGTCTTAACACTTCTAGTTGTGCTTCAGTTCTATGTTTTACTGGATCTTCAAACACAGTAGGGCTTCCGTCAGTTACATAATACACAGCACTAAGAAAACTCATCGAGTGCCTGTGATAATGTAATCTCATTCCGTCTTGTGGTAATGCTCTATTAAACCAACTACTAGTAATTGCAAATCCTTCGCAATCATATTTTTGATCAATTCTAACTTCTTCAATACATTTGTTAATCCAAGAAAATAAAGGTTGCAATCCTTCTTTGTCGTGTAGGTTTCTCATCGAACTTATTGTTTCGCTAGACTTAACAGCATCTGCATATTTTTCAAGTTCGGGAATTAATAGTTTATTGTCAATCTCGGTATTTTGAAATTCAAACATATCCGTTGGAAATGTAGGAATAATTTTCATTAGTATTCTACCCAACCAGTTAATAAATATTTTTCTCCACTTAGTGGTGGATTACCTCTATGTGTGTGAGTATATCCCGCAGGCCAAACTGCAAGTGTACCTTGAACTGCTGGAACTCTTTTTTGTTGATACAACCATTCTGTTTCACCACCTTCTTCAATAGTGTTAAGATACAATCCCCACGCAGCTACTCTACCAGCTCTTTCTTTGTTATCAGCTTCAAAATGCCAAGTGTGATATCCTTCTCCTGGTAGTGTTTTTTGAATTTTCATATAATACACTCTAGTCGGTGAACAATCTGTTAACACACTATAATGGGCTGTGTATTGTTTCCAACAATCTATAAATCTTTCTAGAAATGTATGCACAGCAGGGTTATCAGTTGACAGATTTAATGCCGGTTGTTCTAAAAGAAACACTGCATTATCTGCTTTGTTGTGCGCAGAATTGTCACCTATGGACTGGCGAGAATGCGCCATGCCCAATTTTTGTAATTGTTCATAATACTCAATTAATTGAGCACATTCTTCAGGTCTAAGGACCTCTTGCCAAGTGGCGATATCTTTATCTATGATCATACGTATATTTATGGTCAGAAAGTTTAACAGCCTATTAGTCTGATTCAGATAAATACTTTGTAATAACAGTGGAAGAATTGAAAATATGGCTAATATACCTATCATTAATAATCTTAGAGTAGTACCAAGAGATGCAGAGTTTCTTGACCGAAAGACTGGTGCCAGGGGTGAGATCTTTTACGATAAAGATAATAACACCATAAGACTATACGACTCAGAGATTGTAGGTGGTTTACCATTAGCAAGAGGCGATTTAACTAATATTACTAACTCTGTATTTGCTGCAAAAGCAACAGAAGCAGGAGTTGGTGGTGGCGGTGGCGGCAGTATTGAAGGTCTAACAGCACCTAGCACACCAACAGCGGGCACAATCTGGTTTAATAGCAATAATGGACTACTGTATGTTTATATCAATGATGGCGATAGCAATCAATGGGTACAACCTGTATTAGGTTATCCTGCAATTCCTTCAACCCTACAAGATTTAACAAACGTAACTATTACAACACCAAGTACTAATCAGGTATTAAAATACAATGGCGCAGCTTGGGTTAATGCAGCAGCAACAGGTGGAATAGCATTAACAGATTTAAGTGTATCCACAGCGGCTGCCGGAACATCAGCATTTGCATACAACAATGGCACAGGTGTATTTACATTTACTCCACCAGATTTATCAGGTTATTTAACAAGTATACCAGCACAATCATTCACAAGTTTGACAGGCAAGCCTACTACAATATCAGGTTATGGTATTACAGATGCTGCAACATCAGCACAAGGTACTAAAGCAGATAGTGCATTACAAAATTTAACAGCAACATCAATTACAACACTATCTGATGTTGCATCAAGTTCACCGAGTGCTAACCAAGTACTTAAATGGGACGGATCACAATGGTCACCTGCCGCAGACGCTGTTGGTAGCGGATCAGCTGCCGCAACTATTAGCGGAGCAACTCAAGCAAATCCGGTAGTAGTTACATCAGCTTCTGCACACGGTTTCTATGAAGGACAGCCAGTAACTATTACTGGTGTTGTTGGCATGACGCAGCTTAATGGTAACGAATACTACGTAAACATTGCAACTTCAACATCGTTTGCTTTATACTCTGACAGTGCGTTATCAACAACTGTAAACGGTACAGGCTTTGGTGCATGGTCATCAGGTGGTACAGCAACAGGCGGAGCAGTTGCAGCTGAAGTAGGTAACTTTGTATTCACAGGTTCAAACATTGACACAGGTGATAGTTCATCTATAAGTGTTACTCCACTTGTTACAATGCAAAGTGATTTAACTGTTGAAAACGATTTAACTGTAAACAATTTGCTTACAGCAGCACAGTTTTCAGTAACAGACTTTACAACAACAAATCACATAACACAGAATTTAACAGTAAATGATACATTATCAGTAAAAACTATCGCACAGACCGATACTGGCACACCTCAGATTACAAGTAGTTCAACACTAGTTTTAGATACACAAGACGGTGTAAGAGTTACCGGTGCTCCATTTAGACTGCCTAGCTTTACAACAACACAGAAAAATGCACTAACACCTGCAAACGGTGATATGGTATATGACACTACGTTGAACAAAGCACAGGTATATCAAAATGGTGCTTGGGCGAGCTTGGTATA